AGCGCCGAGCGCGCCAAATCAATTTTTCCACAGGGCATAGATAGTGATTGCAACACGAAAGCGGTTAAGCCTGACCGTTTCTATGCCCTATTATCCAGGCAGATTACAAAGGCGGTAATCAATATGGGCAGTAATTATTATGACAGAAGGCATCTGAATACAGATGCTGAATTGGTGGCATGTTATCTGCGCCACGAATCACAAACCAAAGCCGCAGAGGAGTTGGGAGTAAGCAGAGAGACTGTTGCAAGAGCTGTCAGGAGGGCAGGGATCCGAATGACAGGAAGACGCAACAATGGAGGCGCAGGCGGTGGTTCAAAGCATAAAGGCAATTATGGTGGCGGCTCGCCACGTAAAATTACAGATGCAGAGCTGATAGCAGAAGCCAAAACAATGACACGTGTTGAGATTGCGGCAAAGCATCATATGTGTGTCTGCAATGTTGACAGGAAGCTGTCAAGGCTTGGGATCCATTGTAAGAAGAGCCCCATCAGCCAAGTTGGTGAAGGTGGCAAACATTACAGAGAGAGAGCAATCGCATATGGAGTGCCATATGATTCAAGTATAAATCTAAAGAAAGTCATGGCAAGAGACCACAACATTTGTCAGATTTGCGGTCAGCCAATAGATACTAAATCAAGGAGCGGAAATGGGCTTGGCATGTTATATCCCACCATTGACCACATAAAGCCTTTATCAAAAGGTGGTGGACACACTTGGGATAATGTGCAGTTGGCACACCTGATATGCAATTCACAGAAATGTGATAAGGAGGGAGCAACATGCTGAGTTTATTAGAGGCAGCTAAAAGCGGTGACAAGCGCAAGACGCTGTTAGCATTAAGAGACAAGATAGCAGAGACAATAGAGAATTGCGACAGTGGCAGAGACATTGCAGCCAATTCTAAAAGACTGATGGAAGTCATGGCAGAGATAGATGAGCTGCCTGACCCAGAGACACAGCACGAATCAAAACATGACCGCCTGAAGAGAGAGCATGAGAGTAGGTAATCAAGAGCCCACATTCAAGCATGTAGGTGATTATGCATACTCATATGGGCAAGAAGTGGCAGAGATGTTTGAGGAAGATGGCGGTGCAACATTTATGCCAGCTCAGGAGAAAGAGCTTGAGCTCATGCTTGCAAGGAATGCTGATGGCTCACCTGCTGCAATGACATTGGGAATATCAAAGGCAAGGCAGAATGGCAAGAGCTATGCTGCAAGGTATTATGCCACATACATGAGTGACTTTGAGCACAGGGCGGTGCTTTACTCAGCACATCACAGCTCCACAACAGCCAAGATGTTTAAGGCATTGTGTGACCTGTTTGAAAGCCCTGAATTGTATCCAGAGTTTGCAGAAGATGTCAAAACAATCAGCCATGCCAGAGGCTATGAAGGCATCTACTTCAAGAGCTGGAAGGATGATGATGGCAAGGTGCATCCAGGCGGTTGTATAGAGTTTGCCACAAGGACAAACAGCGGTTCAAGAGGAGGCACATATTCAGTCATAATCTTTGATGAAGCACAGGAGCTCACAAGTGAGCAGCAGGAAGGTATGCTTCCAACAATGTCTGCATCTGCAGATGTTACAAGGGCAGAGCTCATGCCTCAGCAGATATTTATAGGCACACCACCAGGATATACATGTCATGGTGATGTGTTCAGAGATATGCATGACAGCGCACACACAGATGAGAGCACAGGCACATGGTGGCTTGAGTGGAGTGTGCCAGAGTTGCGCAAGCTCAATAAGGATGAGGCACTTGAGGCAGCATATGAGACCAACCCAGCAATGGGGTACAGAATAGCAGAGAAGACAGTGCTCAATGAGTTTGAGAACATGAGAGCAGATGGATTCTTCAGAGAGAGACTTGGCTGGTGGACACCAAAAGCAGAGAAGCATGAGGCCAAGGCTCTTGATGAGAAGGCATGGGATGCATGTGCAAGCATGGATCCGAAGCCGGAGGGCAAGACAGCTTTTGGCATAAAGTTCAGTATTGATGGCAGTGAGGTCTGCCTGTGCGGTGCAGTAATAGCACCAGATGGCACAGCAAGGGTCTCACTGATAGACAGAAGACCAACAGGGCATGGCATCAGGTGGCTTGCAGATTTTCTCAATGAGAGATACAGCAAGACAGCCTGTGTTGTGATAGATGGCAGGAATGGAGTTGACCTGCTCATTGACAGGATTCAAGATGTCTGGCGCATGAAGGAGGCAATAATAAAGCCGAGCGCAAAGGACATGCTGGCAGCGGTCAGCACACTTGTTGATGCTGTGAATGAGCAGAGCCTGACATGGTACAAACCACAGGAAGCACTGAGGGCAAGTGCTGTGTCAAGCACCAGAAGAGCGCTTGCAGGTGGCTGGGGCTTTGGCGGTGAAGACCCACTTCCAATTGAGGCATGTGCACTTGCACTGTGGGGAGCAAAGACCACAAAGAGAGACCCTGCAAGGAAGATGAGGATAGGCTAAGAGCAACAGGAGAAGATAATTATGTTATATTCAATAAACCCAGCAAATGTTGCTGGGCTGCCTGCTTATGAGCAGGTACTATTGAGCAACCTTATTGATGTATTCAACAGCCATGATGCAAAGAATGCACAAAAAGACAAATACTATGAGGGGCACATCTCACTGTCATCTGTTAATTTAGGCATAGCTCTTCCAGATGGCATGGCAGGTCTTGAAATCGGCTGTGCATGGGGAGCAAAGACAGTTGATGTGCTGGCAGCTCGGTCAATGTTTGATGGCTTTGTCAGCGAGAATGGCACAGATGCAGAAGACCTTGCAGACATAGTGCTGGGCAATGACCTCATATATGAGTACACCAAAGCATGCAGGGATGAGCTGAAGTATGGCTGCACATTTGCCACACTTCTGAAGGATGATGAGATTGGATGCAAGATAAGATTCCACTCACCAAAATCAGCAGCAGCCATCTGGGATGGTGAGAAGGGCAGGATCCAATGCGGGTTTGCTATTATAGACGCAGAGCCATCAGATGAGGACAGCCTTGTGTGGGAGCCAAAGCTGCTGCACCTTTACACAGATACAGCTGTGTGGGAAATCAGAAGAGAAGGCTCAAGATGGTATGCTGAAGAGTTTAGACACAAGATGGGCAGACCTCTGATGGAGCCTATTGTGTGGAATGCGACAAGTGCAAAGCCATTTGGCAGGTCAAGAATCAAGGAGCCAATAAGAAGGCTCATTGATGGGTATGTGAGGACAATTGCCAATGCAACAATTGGCCTTGAGTTTTCAACAGCGCCTCAGAAGTATCTGATGGGCATTACTGATGAGCAGTATGATGCAGTAGTCAATCAGAAGTTCAAGCAGTATGTTGGCTCACTAATAGCAGGCACTGTGAATCCAGAGACAGGGGAGAAGCCAACCTTTGGACAGCTGCAGCAGGGAAGCATCACACCACACGTTGAAATGGTGAGAGTGCTTGCCACACAATTCAGCGCAGCAACAGGGCTGACTGTAACAGACACAGGTGTTGTGAATGATGCCAACCCAACATCAAGTGATGCTATTCTGGCACAGTCACAGACACTTGTGAACATGGCAGAGCAGTTGAATGAGGGCAATGGCACAGCCCTGAGGAACATTGCGCTGATGGCGCTTGCCATCAGCAAAGAGGTCACAGTGGATGAGCTTGATGAGGAATACAAGGGAGTGATTGCACACTTCAAGAATCCGGCAATGCCAAGTGTGGCAGTGACAGCAGATGCTGCCATCAAGATTGCATCTGCAAGGGCAGAGTTTGCAGAGACAGACACATTCCTTGAGATGATAGGCTTTGACCAGGCAGACATCAGGCGCATCAAGGCACAGGAAGAGAGAGCCAGAGGGATGGCTCTTGTGGATGAGATAGCTGATGAGAATATCTGACAAAGTATGGAGCAATTACATAAAGAAGCTCAGGGCATTCAATGACAAGGCGGCAAGCCTTGTTGCAAAGTATTATGAGACACACACAATCACAAGCACTGATGACCTTAACAGGCTGATTGAATACTCATATGCAGTTGCAACAAAGTATGGAGAAGGCGCTGCAGCCTTATCTGCTGAGATGTATGATGCCATTGCAGAGCTGTCAGGAGTATTCCTGCCACCAGCAGAGACAGCACCAACAGCGACAGTCTCAGAGACAGCAAGAGCTGTGAATGGGGCAAGGCTATTCTCACAGGATCCAGAAGTGATTGGGTCAGCAATAGGCAGGCTTGTCAAGCAAGCAGGGGTTGACACCACAATGCAGAATGCGCTGAGGGATGGAGCTGAGTGGGCATGGATCCCAAGAGGTGACACCTGTGCATTCTGTCTGACGCTGGCATCAAGAGGCTGGCAGAGGGCATCCAGGAAGGCTCTCAAGAATGGGCATGCAGAGCACATCCACAACAATTGTGACTGCACATATGCCATCAGATTCAATGATGACACAGATGTAGAAGGGTATGACCCAGATGCCTATTATGACATGTATAAGTCAGAGCCTGGCACACCAGAGCAGAAGATAAATGCCTTAAGGCGCAAATTTTACCAAGAGAACAAAGATGCAATCAATGCCCAGAAGCGGAGCGCATATGCAAAGCGCAAAGAGCTTAACAGCTCAGCCGCTGAGGAGATAGATGTTAAATGATATTAAGCACACACAAAGCTGTGTGCTTTTTATATGCCTGGCAGGGCGTAAAATATGCAAAACCTATGAGAGCGACCTCGTAAAAAGCGTATGAAAGGAGAAAAGAAATGAAGAGGACAGACATCACCACATTATTCCCAGATGCAACAGAGGAGCAAATCAAGACCATCATGGACATCAATGGCAGTGACATCAACAATGCCAAGAAAAATTATGAAGACCTACAGAAGAGCCTGACAGATGTGCAGGCTCAGCTTGAGGCGGCAAAGAAGGGCAATGATGAGCTGACCAAAGAGCATGAGAGGGCTGAGATGCTGCAGAAGGAAATTGAGAAGAGAGATGCTGCAGATGCCATCAGAGAGATGAAGAGCAAAATCTCAAAAGAGACAGGGATCCCAGCAGACCTCTTGACAGAGACAGAGGAAGAAGCATGCAGAGCGCAGGCGGCAAGCATAAAGGAGTTTGCAACACCAAAGTACCCAACCCTGCATGATGGTGGTGAGCCTCACCCAGTAGAACAGAGAGCCACCAGAGACCAATTTGCTGACTGGCTCAATGAAGTATCAAAGAATTAAAAAAAGGAGAAATCAAAATGGCAGGAGTACCAACCAACAGAACAAATATTACTTTACCACCAGAAATCAGTACAGAGATTCTGGCTAAGACACAGCAGGCATCAGCAGTCATGACACTTGCAAGACAGATTACTCTTCCAGGAAGAGGACTGTCAGTTCCTGTTGTAACATCAGACCCACAGGCAAATTGGGTTGATGAGACAGATGAGAAGCCAGTATCAAATCCTGGACTTACATCAAAATCCATGAAGGCATACAAGCTGGCTGTCATTGTACCATTTTCAAACGAGTTCAGAAGAGATGCAGCAGCACTTTATGATGAGCTCATCAGAAGATTGCCGCTTGCACTTGCTGAGAAGTTTGATAAGACAGTTCTCACAGGCACAGCACCTGGCACAGGCTTTGATGTGCTCTCAGGAGCCACAGCAGTTGCTCTTGATGGACAGAATGGAGCATATGCAGGACTTGTTGCTGCAGATGCAGCTATTGCTGCAGCAGGTGGAATCCTCAATGGATTTGCAATGTCACCACAGGGCAAAGGCACACTGCTTGCTGCAACAGACACATCCAAGAGGCCTCTCTTCATCAACAGCGTGGCTGAGGGAGCTATCCCACAGATTCTGGGTGCGCCAGTAGAAATCACAAAGGGTGCTTATGATGCAACATCACACATTGTTGGTGTCGCAGGTGACTGGACACAGGCACTCTATGGCACAGTTGAAGGAGTGCAGATTGGATATTCTGAGGATGCAACCCTCACATCCGGCAACACAACCATCAACCTCTTCCAGCGCAACATGTTTGCAGTAAGAGCTGAGATTGAAGTTGGCTTTGTTGCTGATGCAAGCTGCTTTGCTCCACTCACAGTCGGTGCATAAACATAAGGAGTAGTTAACATGGCTTATGCGGCAGTGACAGATGTGCAAGCAAGGCTCAGCTATGAGCTGACGCAGGAACAGCAGGCATTATGTGCCACACTTCTTGATGATGCTGCAGTGCTGATTGATTCAACAGACACAGCAGTTGATGAAGAAGTCAAGAAGGTGGTCTCTTGCCGCATTGTCATCAGAGCTCTTCCAAATCCAGCAGATGCTTCCCTTGCTGGTGTGCCAGTCGGTGCAACACAAGGGAGCATGTCTGCTCTTGGCTATTCACAGAGCTGGACAATTGGGTCAGGCTCAGCAGGGGAGCTTTACCTGTCAAAGGTAGAAAAGAAGCTGCTGGGTGTTGGCAACAAGATTGGCTCATACAGCCCTGTGCAGTCAAAGGTGGTGTGCAATGTTTAAGACAGTAACAGTGACACTTTATGAGAAGACACCAGATGGTGTTGATACATTCAACAAGCAGCAGTACAGAGAGACACCTGTTGATGTGCCTAATGTGCTATATGCGCCAGCATCTTCTCAGGAGATTCTGGACAGCATCAACCTATATGGCAAGAAGGCAGTGTACACGCTGGCTATACCAAAGGGAGATGCACATGAGTGGGAAGACTGCAGGGTCTCAATCAATGGTGTTGACTTCAAAGTGTTTGGCATACCACTTGAGGGCATTGATGAGAATATTCCGCTTGCATGGAATAAGAAGGTAACAGTAGAGCGCTATGAGTAGTACAAAGTTTGAATTTAATCTGGCAGGCCTGAGGGAGCTGATGAAGTCAGGAGGGATGCAATCCTCACTGCAGAGCGCAGGGAGCGCAGTAGCCTCTGCCACAGGTCAGGCTTATGGTACAGACACACACATTGCTCCTTATACGGCGGTGTGCACTGTCTATCCATCAACCAAAGAAGCAGGCCTTGACAATTATCTGCACAACACTTTGCTCAAAGCAGTCGGCTCTGCAGGGCTATCAATGAAAGGATAAAGAGGAATGATTGAGGCAGTAGTTATTGACTATCTGAACAGAGGCAGTGTGCCAGCATATGCTGAGAGACCTGAGAAGATGCCAACGGATCCATTCCTGTTGGTGGAGAAGACAGGCTCTGAGACCTATGACCAAATCTACACAGCCACAATTGCTGTGCAGTCATGGGCACAGACAATGGCAGATGCTGCAGAGCTGAATGAGACAGTCAAGGCTCAGATGAAAGGCATCATTGCTCTTGATTCAATCAGCTCTTGCAGGCTTCAGACAGATTATGAGTACACAACAACAGCCTTGAAAGCATACCGCTATCAGGCTGTATTTTTAATCACATATTATGAGGAGGAGATATAAATGCCAAGTGCAGCAAATGTAACAGCAGGAAAGCCTAATGTGGCAGGCGCTATCTTCAGAGCACCATTTGGCACAGCACTGCCAACAAGTGTTGCTGCCCAGCTTAATGAAGCATTTGTAGAGATGGGCTATGCATCAGAAGATGGCATCACGAACACCAACACACCTGAGACAGAAAACCTGAGAGCATGGGGCGGTGATGTGGTCATGACTGTTCAGAACAGCAAGGATGACACGTTCACCATAAAGCTCATTGAGGCTCTTAAGGAAGACACCCTCAAGGCTGTGTATGGATCCGACAATGTAACAGGCACACTGGCGGCAGGCATCACAGTCAATGTCAATGCTGATGAAGCTGAGGAAGCATCATGGGTCATTGACATGATTATGAGAAATGGCGCAGCCAAGAGAATTGTCATTCCAGATGCAAAGATAACAGAAGTTGGTGATATTGTCTATAGCGACAATGAGGCAGTAGGCTATGAGATAACACTGACAGCAATGCCTGATGCTAATGGCAACAACCATTACGAATACATCAAGGCAGCATAGTTGATTAAGGAGGTCACAGAATGAAGACAGCAAAGTTGACAGATGGCACAGAGTTTGAGGTTGATGAAGCCAAGCTTGATGATTGGCGCTTTATAGATGACCTTGAGCTGGCTGATGAGGGTGATGTGTTTGCTGCATCAAGAGCCATCACAAAATTCTTAGGCAAAGAACAGAAGGAGAAGCTCTGGGAAAAGCTTGAGGATGAGAATGGGCAGGTGCACATTGCAGATGGCATTGAGGCTGTAAAAGAGCTTATGTCATCCTTAGGGGATGAAGGAAAAAACTGATTGCCCTTGCCGACATGCTGGCTCACCACAAAAGTGAGCTAATCTGTGACCTGGCAGAATACTATTGCATATTAGATTACAGAAGAGTGCCTTGCAGATTGCTGGGCACTCTTGCTGTCGGTCTAAGGGCAGAATCAAGAATTGGAATGCTGAGAGAGAGCATCAAGGTGGATCCAGAGACAATCATGCTTGCCAGGATCCATGACATCTTGATGCAGGTCTTCAGCAGTAAGGGTGAAAAACCTGAGCCAATACTCAGGAGCTTCATCATTGAAAAAAAGAGTGACAAAGACACACCTATGGCCTACAAGAGCCCTGAGGCTTTTAAGAGGGCATGGGCAGACAAAATGAGGGAGTAATCATGAGCGACATTGGAACAGCTTATGTGAATATAGTGCCAAAGGCTGAGGGCATCAAGGGCATGCTGACAAAGCAGCTCGGTGCAAGCGGTGACGCTGCAGGAGCCTCAGCAGGTAACAGCATAGCTGGCAAGATTAAAGGAGCGCTGGCTGCAGCTGGTATTGGTGCTGTCATCATTGGAGGCCTCAAGAAGTCATTGAGTGAGGGCGCAGAGCTTGAGCAGTCAATTGGAGGAATTGAGACCCTGTTCAAAGGGTCTGCTGACAAGGTGATTGCAAATGCCAAGAAGTCATTCAAGACAGTAGGAATGAGTGCCAATGAGTACATGCAGAATGTCACATCATTCTCTGCAGGTCTCATCAAGTCAATGGGCGGTGACACAGATGCAGCGGTCAAGGTGGCAGACACAGCAATGGTTGACATGGCAGACAATGCCAACAAGATGGGCACTGACATGACATCAATCCAGAATGCCTACCAGGGTTTTGCAAAGCAGAATTACACCATGCTGGACAACCTAAAGCTTGGCTATGGAGGCACCAAGTCAGAGATGGAGAGACTGCTTGCAGATGCAAGTGAAATCTCTGGCATAGAGTATGATATATCTAACCTTAGTGATGTATACAGCGCCATTCACGTTATACAAGGGGAGCTGGGCATCACAGGCACCACAGCAGAAGAAGCAGCAAGCACACTGTCAGGGTCATTCAACAGTATGAAGGCTGCTTTTTCTGATTTTATGGGGAATCTGGCATTGGGGCAGGATGTAGCGCCAGCAATGCAGAATCTCATTGAATCAATAATCACCTTTGTGGGGGGCAATCTGATTCCAGCAGTCATCAATGTCATGCAGAGCCTGCCAACAGCGTTGAATGCAGCGCTGCAGACATTGGGTGCCAATATTGACTTAAATGCATTTAATACAGCATTTACAAATGGCATCAACAACATTGTGAACAGCCTGCCGCAGTTGCTTGGCGGTATGGGGCAGAAGCTGAATGAGATTGCTCCTGTGCTTGCAGAGGAAGGCGCATTCATTGTTATGGAGCTGGGCAGAGGCATCCTGTTGGCAGCACCAACAATTGTGAGCGCAGCAGGTGATTTGTTAAATGCATTCTTAAAGGTCATTGTTGGGATCCCTGCGCTTATCATTGCAAAGGGTCTTGCAGTTGCAGGGTCATTTGCTTTGGGTCTCTTGAAGGGAGTGAATAAAGTGCTGACAGCTGCAGGCCAATGGGTAAGCGGTCTTGTTGGCAAAATCAAGACACTGCCCAAGATTGTCATGAGCTGGGCAGGCAACATTGCTTCAAGCTTTGGAAGCAAATTGCAATCTGGCTTCAAGGGTGTTGTTGATAAAATCAAGAATGTCTTCACAGGGGTCAAAGAGTTCTTTGTCAAACCATTTAATGCAGCAAAGGATAAAATCAAAGGCATAATTGATGGAATCAAGGGATTCTTCCCATTGAACATTGGCAAAATATTTTCTGGAATGAAGTTGCCACACTTTAATGTGTCAGGAGGCAAGCCACCATTTGGACTTGGCGGCATGGGCACAAAGCCATCCATTGATGTCAGTTGGTATGCAAAGGGCGGTATCATGACCCAGCCAACACTATTTGGTGGAGGAGAAGCAGGTGATGAGGCCATCATCCCTCTGGATCCATTCTGGCGCAAACTTGACACAATGAGCACAGGCAACACCTACAATGTCACAATGAATGTGAGCGGTGCAGAGAATCCTGAGGAGTGGGCAGAGAGATTTGCTCGCAAGCTTGAGCTGAAAGCGAGGGCATACTAATGGCAAAGAAAAAGAAAACAAAGGCGGTGCTTGCAGGAACAGCCAACCCTGTCTCTAAACCGCCAGCAATTAGCAAGGTCACAATGAGTGGCAGCGACATCAAGGTTGAATGGACAAGGGGAGCAAATTATTCTGGCAGCAAAGCATATCAGAAAATAAAATGCGAGCTCATCACATCTGCAGGTGTTCAGCAGAGCACAGGTGAAAGAAAGCTGGGAGCCAGTGTGACATCATTCACATACCAAATCAACAAGTCGCTGCTATACCCTGCAACAGCTAATGGTGCACAGGTGAAGGCAGTGCGCATCTATGTGTGGGGCAAGCAGACAGGTGAGCTGCTATCAAATCCATGCATGAAGGACTACCAGGTGCTGCCACCTGCAGCACCAACCATTGCTGTGACAGAGCCAGACAGCAACCATCAATACACTTCATCATACACATTCACTGCAGCCAATGCAGATGCTTTTGAGTATACAGACATTGCCATTCAGAGCTTCATCAAAGAGGACTGCCCTGGTGACAATCTTGGCAGCCTGTCAGAGTGGGCAAATGCAGCACTTGTTGCAAAGACAAGCGGCAGCACACAGCCATACCCAGAATCAGGGATTGCCACAAAGTCAGCAAGGAGATGTGTGAGAGCAAAGGCAAGAGGAATTGCAGGAGATTCAGCTTGGACATATGAATCATATCCATATTCAAAGCCTGCAGCATCACAGAATGTGAATGTGCATGCCGTGTATGATTCAGATGCAGGGCAGGTCAGATTTGAATCTGATTTTAACACACCTAATGATTCAATCAACCCTGTTGACTATGTAATGGCTCAATATCTGCTGACAGTTCCTGCAGCACAGATGTCAGTGCCGGCTGGTGCATCATTCACAGACTACACAGCTGTGCAGGACACCAACAATGTGGATGGAATAGCAGGCAACCTCAGCATTGTGCCAGACCTTGATGAGATTCTGTTCATCAGATTCAAGTCAGTCTATGGACTGAGGGATGATGTCAGCAATGCTGTGAGAGCTATTGTGTCAAAGCTCAAGCAGCCAACAGACCTGTCAGTCTCAATCAATCAATCAAACTATAAAGCGACAATCACAGCAACCAATGCCTCAACAGTACCAGACAGTTATCTGGCTATCTACTACAAGCAGACCACTACACCAGAGACAAAGCCATTCATCATTGGGTACATCCCACACGGATCCAGCAATGTCACAGTGCAGTGCCCGGATTGGACAGGCAAGACACCTGTTGCCTTTGGTGTGAAGGCGGTTGTTGGGTCTACACCAACATATGTGACCAGAAGCAATTACAAGATATACAGCATTGCATCAATAGGCATGGAATCAGACACCCAATGGGTAGGCGGTGCAGTTCCTGTTGCGCCAACCAACACAAGTGTGGGGCAGGTCTCTGATGATGGCACAGTGCTTGTCAAATGGAATTGGGAATGGGAAGAAGCAGATGCTGCAGAGCTCAGCTGGGCAGACCATGAAGATGCATGGGATAGTACAGACGAGCCAGAGACATATGAGGTCTCAAATCTGCATGCAGCGCAGTGGAAGATAAGCAGGCTCACAGCTGGTGAGAAGTGGTACATCAGAGTGAGGCTATTAAGGCACAATGGTGATGATGTCACATATGGGCCATACTGTGATGTGATGAGCGTTGACTTAAGCGCAGCGCCTAACACACCAGTGATGAGAGCTGACAAGAAAATCATCAGACCTTATGGCAACACTACAATCTCATGGAGCTATGAATCCAATGACGGCACAATGCAGAATTATGCTGAGATATTTGAGATTGTTAATGGAGAATATAGGCAGATAGCCAATGTTAAATCAGCGCAGCATATAACCCTGAAGGCAGGCTCTGGCAGGCTGTCAAGCTGGACAGCGAACACACAGCACAGGCTGACAATGAGGGTGTGGTCTGACAGCAACAGATACAGCGGATACTCAGTTGGTGTGACCATAACAATTGCCAACCCACTTGTCTGCAATATAACAACAGGCAGCGGATTCCAGACAGTTGATGGTGAGCTTCAGCTCAAGGCGCTTCCTGCAACAGTAACAGTCACAGGAGCAGGCACAGCAGGCACAACAACCCTTGCAATTGAGAGGGCGCAAAGCTATGACCTTGTGACACCAGACGAGCAGAGCCATGCAGGGTATGAAGGTGAGACAGTTTACCTTGCACGCTATCCAGGACAGACAAGCAGAGTGATTGATAAGACAGACCTGATTGGCAGGCTGGATGACACAGCAGCATATAGGCTGGTGGCAACAGTTGCAGACACATATGGACAGGTTGCAGAGGCATCCCTGCCATTCACTGTTGCATGGACTAATCAGGCAATCATGCCACAGGGCACAGCAGTCATTGATGAGGACAATGGGATTGCAAAGATAACACCAACAGCGCCGACAGGAGCGCATGAAGGTGACGCAGTAAACATTTACCGCTTATCAGCAGACAAGCCACAGCTCATATATGAGGGCGCACAGTTTGGCACAACCTATGTGGATCCATACCCAACGCTGGGTGACTTTGGGGGATATAGGCTTGCATACATGACAGCCAATGGTGACTTCATAACAGCAGAGCTTTACCCAGCTGTGCTGGACATTGATGCTGTGTATGACATTCAGAATCATATAATCAGCTTTGGAGATTCAGAGGTTGTGCTTGAGTACAATCTGACATCTGGACATAGTTGGGAAAAGTCATTCCAGCAGACCAAATACTTGGGCGGTGCTGTGCAGGGTGACTGGCTTGCAGGCACACTGAGAAGCGGCTCTGCTGCATCTGTGACATACGTGCCAGAATCACTAGAAATCACAGAAGCCATGAGAAGGCTGGCTGTATATGATGGGCTGTGCCATGTAAGGACAGCAGATGGGTCAAACTTCACAGCCAATGTGAATGTGTCAGAGAATACCGGCTATGATTCAGCTGGCAAGGTTGCATCATTTGACCTTGACATCCAGGCATGTGACAACCCAACACTTGATGGGCTGACACTTGCAGATTGGGAGGAGCAATAATGCAGTGGAATAAAGGATTCACAGCATCCTATTATGCAGCATATGTTGATGCATACACATGGAGGGATGTTGAGAAGTTTGACATCACAGATGGATCCATAACAAAGGACAGTGAGGGTCTGCTTGAATCTGCAGACCTCACTGCTTATGACTTTGACCAAACAAGAGAGCGCTGGGTGAGGATTTACCTTGACGCAGCACAGGGCGGTGACAAAGCGCATGAGCCATTATTCACAGGACTTGCAACAAGCCCTGAGCGTAATATTCAGGGCAATCTTCAGCTGAGGAAGGTGAGCCTGTTCAGTGTGCTCAAGCCATGCGAGGACATATTGCTTGAGCGTGGATGGTTTGCCCCACTTGGCAGTGATGGTGCAGAGCTTATCAGAGAGCTATTGGAGGCAACACCTGCGCCTGTCACACAACAGGGCAGGAGCCCAAAGCTGTCACAGTCAATTGTGGCAGAGGATGGTGAGACAGCTCTGTCTATGATTGAGAAGATACTGGCTGCCATCAATTGGAGGCTCATCATAAATGGTGATGGCACAATAGTCATCACCAGCAAGTCTAAGGAGCCATCACAGACCTTTGACCAAGACACAATGGACATCATTGAGCCGGAGGTCACTATAAAGCGCGACTGGTTTGAATGCCCAAATGTATTCAGAGCAGTTGAAGGTGACAACACCTACACAGCAGAAGACATCAATGGATCCAATATGTCAATTGAGGCAAGAGGCAGAAGGGTCATGATGGAGGAGCTGAATGCTGTGACCAATGACAATGAGAGCCTGCAGGATTATGCAGAGCGCAGGCTCAGAGAAGAGCAGCAGCTTGAAGAGAGCGCATCATATAAGCGCAGATATATGCCAGACCTGCATGTTGGTGACATGATAAGAATGCACTATAAGCAGATTGATGGCATCTACATCATAAACGAGCAAAAGATAAATCTGGACTATGGGGCAACAGTTGATGAGGAGGTCATAACATATGCAGAAGACAGATGAGCTTGTAAACACACTTGTGAAGGCAGTGAGTGACATCCAAAACAAGAAGGCAAAGGGGTATGACACACAGGCGCAGGTCACAAGGATTGAGGGTAACACAGCTTATGTGCATATACCTGGCGGAGTGGATGAGACCCCGGCACAGCTGACCATAAATGCCAAGAAAGGTGACCAGGTAAGGGTCAGAGTGGCAGGTGGTACAGCGTGGCTGGTGGGCAATGCTTCAAACCCACCAACAGATGATGCAACAGCCAATGCTGCAAGCGCAGTTGCGAACACAGCCAGCGCAATGGCTGGGGAGGCAATAGAATCTGCAAACATAGCACAGGAGGCTGCAGAATCTGCACAGGCATCTGCAGCAGAGGCAAAGGCAAGCGCAATAGAGGCAAACAACCACGCTAATAGTGCGTTGACACAGCTTGGATTTGTGGAAGATGTTGTTGACACATTGAATTGGATAACGGCTCACGGAATCTATATCGAAACAACCGACACAGAGCCAGTAGATGGTAAGTATTACTTTACAGCGACAGAAGTATCAAGCCCAAGCGGTAACCCAAGAGAGCAGAATTATTTTGAATACAATTCAACCACTCAGAAGTATGTGCTTAGCACAGATACAACGGTAACAAGTGGCAAGACTTATTACACGATAGCACAGGTGACTACTACCATTACTGACCCAACAGGATATTTGGAGCTGAATAGCGTAGACAAGGCGGTGGCTGATTATGTACAAAGCCACCTTGCTCTGACAGACGAGGGCTTGTATGTGGTCAAGGATAATCAAGGCTATAAGATACTGCTTGCCAATGATGGCATGAAAGTATATGACAACACAGGTGCTCTGGTTGCAACCTATGGGGAGAATATCACATTCAGCGCCACAAGGCCTCAGACAATTGGCGGTGTAAGCAGTTACATCAAATATCTACAGGAGAATGGTCAGTGGAAGATAAAGGTGGTAGCAGATGTGATTGAGTTCACAGGAGGTGAATCAGTTGCCAGTACATCAAATGTGAGCGCAGCACAGGCGGCTGCCATCAGTACAGCTGCAGCAGATGCCACAACAAAGGCTGATGCAGCGCAGGCTGCAGCGGTAAGCACTGCAGCGGCTGATGCTACAACAAAGGCAAATGATGCCAAGAAGGTGGCAACGAACTTCCTCACATCAGTATCAAGCAATAATGGTGTGCAGATTCATGCTGTGAATAACGCATCACAGAATTATGCACAGATAGATGCTAACGGCATGAACATCTACAAGGGCGGCACAAGTGTGGCACAGTATGGTGACAGCATAAGGCTTGGGAAGACTAACATAGGGCATGTCATTATGAGTGATACCGAGATGGTCTTTTATAACAACGCAGACACGGTTGGGAGCATAGGCTATGGAATAGCAAGCAACAAGAGTGAGTGCTCATTCCTGACAAGCTATGATGAGACATACTATGCAGGCATGACAGGCTCTGTTGGCAGTTCTGCAGCGACACTGGTGCTTGAGGCATATCAGACATACAACCCTAAAATCACAATTGATGGTGCTGCTAACACAATATCATTCAGCAGTAACAGTGTGACAATGGGCAGCCTCACTTTGACAAATACCCTTAACAGCTTGGGCATTGGCGGCAAGAGCGGTGATTGGTGGGGTAAGATTCCAACAGTACAAAGCGCCAATGGCGTAATGGAGGTTGGCAGGTATATTGACTTCCACATCAGCAACACAGGCACATCTGACTATGACCTGAGGCTCACTGCTAATAGTGGGAATCTAACAATGAGCGGCACACTAATTGTGCAGGGGCATAGCACAGCAATTGGGTCAATCCTTAATGCGCATTTGGCAAGCAACAAAAGCATATCAGCCAACACATTCACAATGTTGACGAGCCTCACCTTGCCAGCAGGTACATGGCAATGTGTGTGTGGTGTAAGATTTTCTGCCAGCACAGGTGAGAAGGTCTGCAATCTTCAGGCTGTATCAGCAAATGGTGCTTATTATGTATCAAGTACACTGCCAGCACAAAATGGCTTGGTGAATATTAACTTCACAAAGGTTTTGACTGTGACATCAAATACCACATATTATTTGAATGCGAAATCAGCAGCAGCCACAACGGTGTACTCTGGTGGGGAAGATTCAGACAAGGCAGGTTATGGCACATACATCACAGCGGTCAGAATAGCATAGGAGGAAGACCAATGAAGGAGCAAATCAACAAATTGATGCATGCACATGATGAGCTGATGAAGGTGCACATTGCAGGGGCAGAGACAATAACCTTTGCCAACGCTATGGTAGAAATGACGCAGGCAATAAATGAGCTGCAGGCTAAGTACGAACAGGCAGAGCAGACAGGATCCACAGAGGGGCAAGAGAGGGCAACCAATGAGTGAGGAATTGATAACAGCCTTAGTGGGCATCATCCCAACAGTGATTGTGGCAGCATTCAGCATCATATCCAACAACCAGGTCATCACAACAAAGATTGACAGCCTCAAGGAGCAGGTTGAAAAGCACAACAAGGTCATTGAGAGGGTGTACAAGCTTGAGGGCAAGGTTGAAGCACTTGAAGCTGAAGCAGAGAAAAATGGCAAGGTATAATCTATCAATGTATCAAATAAAATCGCTTATATCGCAAAATAGAGCTTCATAAGGAGGTAATAATCATGGATAACGGCACAATACTCAGGACAGTGCTGGCGGTTGCCACCTGTCTGAACACAGCACTCATTGCAACAGATGTGTCAGTCTTCCAGAACGAGAAGGTTGATTTTTGCTACAAGGTCATCAGCCTTATTCTTAACTTCATCATTGTTGCGCTGGCAACATACTTCAATAATGACTATACAGAGGAAGGCAGCATTGGCACAGACATCACAAGACAGCTCAAAGAAGACCCAACACTTGTTGCTGAAATCTATGACCCAGATGAGGCTATGGATCCAGACGAAGATGATGAAGAGGAAGACCTTGATGATGCTGATGAGGTAATAGAATGAGCTGGGATAAGAAGAAGGACATCTTTGCCCTGATGGTAGGGCATGGCAAGAGCCTTGATGGGTCATGGGATCCAGGCTGCACATACAGCAAATACTCTGAGGCTGAGCTGATGTATGACATCACAAGGGTTGCTGTCAAATGGCTTAGGAAGTCAGGGGTCAAGGTCATCACAGATGCAGATGACAAGAACAACCGCAACATGAAGGCATCTGTCTCATGGGCTAACAGCAAAAATGCCAAGTATTACATGTCAATGCATTGTGACTATAAGCTGGCATCTGCTGGTGTTGCTCCATTGTACAAGACAGCGGCAGGCAGGAAGATGGCTGTCAAAATAGGTCAGAAGGTTGCCAAACTCATGGGCATGAAGTGGAAGGGCGCATTCAAGCGGTCTGACCTCTTTGAGCTCAATGCCACACAGATGGTTGCTGTCATCTTTGAAGCAGGCGCAATCAAGGCTGACCTCAAATATTTGAAGGACAGCAAGAAGTATGGCAAGGCGCTGGCAAAGGCAATCTGTGCATTCATTGGCGCTGACTTTTATGTGTCTAACAGGGTCAAGCTGATGAGGAAGACTGCAGCCATTGTTGTATTCATGAACAGGCACCACTTCAAATATACACCGAGATGGAAGGACTGCGGCAGGACATGGGATGAAGCCAAGAAAATCAAAAAATCCAATTGCAGCTGCATGATAAGCTATGGCATGCAGGAATGTGGATTCCTTGACAAGAGCAAGGGGCAGATATTCTGGTGCAATGGCACAAAGGTTGCCTGCAAGGGCAAGGGCTGTAAAAAGCAATTGCTCAAGGTGGCAAACATCACACATCCCAACAGGATCCCAAAGAATGCAGGGCTCAAGAAGGGTGATGTGACAGGCACAAAGAACAATGCCCACACACAGCTCTTTGCCGGATGGAATAAAAAGAAGCAGCCAAAATGGTATTCATGGAGCCCATCAGATGTGGGCAAGAAGGAGCCAAGACGCAAGCCATCTTATGACAACAAGAAGGTCAACACCATCATAAGGCTAAAGTGATATAAGGTGCCTTTGCACTGGTGTGGTCTTGTCGCTTCATTCTGCACATCTTTGCAGAGGCACTTTATATATAAATTAAAAATCTACACTTATCTGCGTACAGCGCAGCATGTGTTCCAGTTTTCACCCACAGGGCAAGCAACCCTGTGGGGCTTTTTTTATGTCTTTGAAAACAATAAATATTAACTAATCTTAAGGTGAAAGTTATTGAATCCTCATGTGAGGGTGATATAATAATAGCAGAAGGTCTTTTGATAATCTGATGGGTGGAAGATAGGCATAACTATTCCTAAAATCATAATGGGCAGTATACTACAGCCTGTTGAATAAATATGCATTATGATACACCTACCAGAACAAGAAGCATGGAGGTGTATTTTTTATGAAAGAAATTGAGAGACTAAGGGTGAAGACCATCACAGCAGATGACCTCAAAAGCTTTGACAAGCTGTACAATGCAACAGCTGACGAGCTTGCAGAGTATCATCCAGAGGTGACAGAGTTTGATGCCCTAACAGCAAGATTCTACTACAGGATAACAGAGAAGACAAGAGAGTGCCTTGCTGATGATTTTATGCAGGCAGATGAGAGATGCACCTGTTCTGATTGCCCTTATCTTGAGATAGGCACAGACGCAAGGCGCAAATGGCATCCATGTCAGTTCAGCAAACATGGTGAGACAAGGATTGATTCACCAGCCTGTGATGAGTTTTACAGACAGGCGGTGAAGAGGATGAGAGAGGAGGCACACAGATGATGAAGCGCATCAATTGGGAATGGATCCGCAAACAGCTTGAGGCTTTGCCATACATCTTGGGAGCCTGCCTTGTGGGAGGCTGGATGTGGCTGATGGCAAGCATGGCGGTCATCCTGTTTGATTAAAGGAGCGGTGATGAGCAGAGAGAGACTAATTGGAAGACTGAGCGTGATGTGTGACAGACAGGAGTGCTTTGGGTATGTGGGAGGCAGATGTATGGTGCTGCATGCACCACTTGACCCAGACAAGAGAAGCGCCAAGTGCCCATTCCTCAAGTCACAAGAGAGATTGGATGCAGAGATTGATGCCCTGAGTAATTATGATTGGGAAGCATACCACAGGGCACAGCGCATCAGATAAGGAGAGAATGATGCCAAGCAGAATGATAAAGGATAAAAGCAAATACGTGCTGTCAGCGCTTATTGGCAACAGCACAGGAATTGTGAGAGACATCAAAACAAGATTCTGGACATGGAAGGTCAGCCACATGACAGATGGGCAGATATTAGACATGTACTATGAGCTGACAGATAAGAAGGAAGAGGGTGAGATGTAATGAGCGCAACCTTGAAGAAGGACACACCAGGCTACAATTACAAATACACAGACCTTGCTGGAATCCATAAATATTTGGAGAAGGCTGGCCTGTCATACTATCAGTACATTGATGTGCTGCCAAATGGATCCGAACAGGTCTATACCATCAGAAGCGACATGGAGCAGCCAATTGCAGGCTGCATTGTACCAAAGGCAGTGCTGAAGGATGGCAAGCAGAATCCGGCACAGGCTTATGGAGCTGCACTGACTTATGCCAGAAGGTACTCACTTCTCATGGCATATGGTCTTGCCACATCAGATGATGATGCGGAGTGCCTGACCATCCCAGAAGGTGCAGTGGTCAAGGAAGAGCCAATGGGAATGAGAGAGACAATCTTGGCATACTGCAATGAGCACAGGCTGAATCTCATGGAGGTTGCAGAGCAGTATGGTATTAAGAAGGACATGGCAGAGGATGTGCTCGCTGGCAAGCTGAGCATGCTCAAGAGAGATTATGGAGAATAGCATGAATAAAGATGGGGGATTCATTAAAGTGTATAGGTCAATGCTGCAGTGGGAGTGGCATGATGAGCCTGTCACAGTTGCCACATGGTACTACTGCCTGCTCAGAGCCAATTATACTGAGAAGGAATGGCATGGCAAGACAGTGAAGGCTGGGCAGTTTATAACGAGCCTTGACCACATGGCAAAGGACATAGGTGTGACAGTAAATCAGCTGCGCACAGCAATAAAACACTTAAAAAGCACAAACAATATCACAAGCGAAAGCACAAACGCTTCAACGCTTATAACTGTTGCAAACTTTGGCTTGTATCAATCGAGCGGTGAGAAGGTCACAAACGAAATCACAAACGAAATCACAAACGAATCACAAACGAATCACAAACGAATCACAAACGAATCACAACAGATAAAGAAAGATAAGAATATAAGAAATAAAGAATATAAGAATTTTATTAAAGAGAGTAAAGAGAAAGTTGGAGGCTCTGGTGCCTTTGCCACAGCATGGTACAACCCACCTGACCCACTGACTGAGGAAGAGACCACTCAATTGCTTAACTCAGCACATGAACAGTTTGCACCTATTAAGGCAGCATTGATGAAGGAGGCCGTGAATGGTTAGGATCCAAACAGATAAATTCCTGCAGCTGTGCAAAGAGGCTGACATCCCACTGACAAGAGCAGAGAGGGCAATCCTGAAAGAGGTCAATGGTGACAAAGACAGATTCATAAAACGCTGCAAAGAGGAGTGCATCTTCCTCACCATGAATGAGAAGGTCTTGCTGGACAGCACACCACTTGAGGGTGAGGATGACATCATCTACATAGATGACATCACAGTTGGTCAGCTGAAGATGGAGATGGGGATGCTGAGAGCGAAGAAGATTAAGGAGGGCAACAAGAGGGATGATTGTGGAGATACCTGGTGAGCCTCAGGGCAAAGGCAGGCCAAGATTCTGGCAAGGGCATGCAGTGACACCACCAGCCACAAGGGCATATGAGAAGCTTGTTGCTGAGAGCTGGACAGGCAGAATGAGGCACGGGGCAATCAAGGTGGAGATATGGGCATTCTTCAAGATACCCAAGAGCGCCAGCAAGAAGATGCGGCGGCGCATGATATTAAACCTGGAAAAGCCGGAGAAAAAGCCAGACATTGACAACATAGAGAAAATCATACTGGATGGCCTGCAGGGCAGAGCCTTTGAGAATGACAAGCAGGTCATTGAGATAACAGCACACAAGGCATATGGCCTTGAGCCAAGAGTGCTTGTGGAAGTAAAGGAGATAACAGATGAACAGTGTTGAATTAACAGGCAGGCTGGTGAGAGACCCAGAGCAGAAGCAGAATGCAACATCATTCACAATTGCAGTTGACAGACCTGTGAGGGATGGCAGTGACAAGAAGGCTGACTTCATAAGGATAGTGACATTCAGCAAGCTGGCTGAGACCTGTGGCAGATTCCTGATGAAGGGCAGAATGGTGGCAGTGCAGGGCAGGATCCAGACAGGGAGCTATACAAACAAGAATGGTGACACAGTATACACAACAGATGTGATTGCCATGAATGTTGACTTCATGGATGCGCCAAAGCAGAAGCAGCCAGACTTTGAGCAGATAGATGAGCCAGTGCCATTTTAAGGAGTGAGCCATGAGAGATTACTGTGATGGCAACAGGGGCAGATACCAGTACATGGACTACGGCAAGAGGCTGGTACTATTTGATGGCATGAGGTATGAAGGCAGGGATGGCACATACAATGTGACACCCACAGACATTGATGGCTGCATCCAGCTTGACAGAGAGAATTGCATTATCTTCATTGAGCTCAAATATGCTGGGCGCATTCCCAATGGGCAGAGGTCAGCGCTTGAAGCCATATGCAATGCCATTGAGAGAGGCGGCACACACAGCATCATCTTCCAGGCAGAGCACAAATCGCAGTGCAGTGATATACACCAGCCAATAATTGCAGGGGAAGCCATTGTGGTGCAGATATATCACAAAGGCAAATGGATCCCCATTAAAAGCAAGAGAAGGCTTGGGGAAATGATAGAGAGTTATATCAGATATACCAGAATGATAGAGGAGTAAAGGATGGAGCGAGCAAATCTACCAAAGTACATAACACTTGAGGGAGCGGTCAAGAGCATAGCAGAGCACAGGGGTTGTGCCGGCTGGGGCATGAGCGCTGAAGAGTGGGCAATGGAATTGCTTGAGGATGTAATTGAGAATGAGGCAGATGGGGGCAAAGATGGAGAAGCAAAAATCACCCTGTCTCAATTGTCAGAGGAGGACAGCCACCTGTCATGTTGACTGTGAGGCATATGCATCATGGAGGCAGGAGCTTGACAAGCGCAAGGAGGAGCTGAAGAGGGTCATGGATCCAGAGATAAAGAGATATATCAGAGAGAGGATGCACAGATGAACAGGGCAAAGCAATACTTGATGGAATACACAAAGCTGCGCAAGAAAATCATAAGGCTTGAAGACCAAATCAATGAAATTGAGGAGCAGGCTCTTAAGATAACATCATGGTCAGATGGTGACAGAGTTCAGTCATCACACAACCCTGACAAGATTGGGCAGATAGTAGCAAAAAAGCTTGACCTTGAATCAGATGCCCTTGATGAGATTGACCTGATGCTTGACAAGATGTATGAAGTGGAGGCGGTGCTGAGGAAGCTCCACAATCCAGATTATGCGCAGCTTTTACAGTACCACTACATAAGAGGCATGACATGGGATGCCATCAGTGACAAGATGCACTATTCAAAGCGGTGGATCCAGACGCTTCATGGCAGGGCACTTGATGAAGTAAACAAGATAATCTAATCAGATATTGAGCTCACACAATTACAACATTAAAGCAACATAACTCAATCAAGCACAAAACACTATAGTAAAATCTCTTAACCCTATAAAATCCCCTTTGGTTGTGTGAGTTTGATATAAAGCAGGAGTGTGGCGGCTCTGGCAACCAGGCAGAAGCCAGATGCTGCCACAGCACCTGTGGAAGGAGGAAGCAATGAGTAATGCAGCGTATTTTCTGCTGGGCATGGTGATAGGCACATTCAGCATGGTCATCATAGCTGTGATAGTAGCAGAGAGGGGCAGAAAATGAAGTTCAATATCTACAGAGACCATCACAAAGGCTCACCTGTGCCACAGCTCGGTGACAAGTGGGAGTATGTTGGCACAGTAGAGAGAGACAGCACAGATGGCAGAGTGAGCTGGGCTGATGCGGTCAGAGAGGCAACAGGCAAAAGCATGGTGCATGAGAATGACAGGGGCATCTGGTACAAGGTGCTGCCAGAAGGGAGAAGACCATGACAAAGACAGAAGAGAGGCATCCGGCATCAACAAAGAGGGTGCTGTTCAAGACATGATTCATCTGGGATCCAGAGACAGGTGATGCCACAAGTGGCTGGCATGAAGGCTTTTATGTCAAGGATGCCAACAAGTATGTGAGGAATGTGAACAGGTGGAAGGACACCAACACACATGAGTGGTATGAGGATGAGGATGTGATAGCATGGCAGGACATCAACAAGAGTGATGAGCCCATCCCATGGAAGGAGGAAGTATGAGCTGTGACAAGTGGGCATATGACCCAGTAAGATGTGAAGGCCATCAGTGCTGTGGTGATTGTGACTACTGCATGATGGATGAGATGGAGCTGGAAGACATTGATGAGGAGGAAGACAATGATTGACTTGAAGGAAGCGCTTGCAGGAAGTGAGCTGTCATATGAGGAGATGACAAATGTGGCAGCCAAATCTGCAAAAGAAAATGAGAGACTTAAGAGAGGCAATGAGGGGCTAATCAAAGGAAATGAGCAGATTATCAAAGAGAATGAGATGCTTAACGCCTAGTTAAAGGAGCAATATCATGAATGGGTACATTAAGAAAGAAGATGCAGAACAAGAGTTGCAACATTTCTGTGACGATATGTTGCATCACTTCGAAATGAATTTATTTGCGGAAAGAGCAAGAGTAAAAGACTGTATAGCTATTATTCGTAAAGTTCCGAGTGTCGATGTGCCGAGTGCCGAAGTGGTAGAGGTGTCAAAGATACTAAAGACCGCAGACGAGCAGGAAAAGCAAGGGTTTATTCAGACAGCAAAGGTGCTGAGGGAGTTGGTGGAAGAATGAGCAAGTTGATGAAGGTAGTCACCTGTGAGGAGTGCAGGCATTGGATGCAGTTCGTGAAACAGTACAAGGGCAATGACATGGGCATCTGTTATGAGGTCTGCAGGACAGTAAGCGAGAAGCCGGTCTTCACAAGGCCGGACAATTATTGTTGTTTAGGTGAGGAGGACAAAGAGAGAGAAGTAAACACATCATTGTAGTTCACCATCTGGTTATGATATAACCTAAGATGTGAGATAGAGGAACAGAAAAACCTTTCAAATCACCACAGAATACCAAAAGACCAACACACAAAAGAGCATGGCTGCAGGGCTGTGCTTTTTTGTTTGATGGGATGAGGGGATGCCCTGCATGAATAACCCAAGAAGCAAAAATGGATCCTTGAGGAGGAAGCACAGAGCCAGGATGAAAGCAATGCGCCTGCCCTGTGCCATATGCGGTCAGCCAATTCATTATGATGAGCCAAGTGATTATAAACACCCACTCAGCCTTGTCATTGATGAGCGCCTGCCTGTCAGCAGATGGGCAGAGTTTGGCTATGATTCACCTGAGGCAGCGGCACAGGACTGGGATAATCTGCAGCCTGCGCATTATATTTGCAATGCATTGAAATCCAACAGGGTCAATGCAAGGCCAATGCCTTGTGAGGGCATCAAGAAAAAAATTATTGTGTCAGATGGTGATTGGTGATGCAAGGCACCAGATGGGTGGCAGGTCAACCCCTGCCCAGCCTGCTTGGCCAC